CTCAGACAGGCTAAATATCACTGGCGACGTTTTATCACTTGGACTCAGGATACAATGGATCATGAGCTAAATACTTTATTTGAAAGTTATGGTCGCCAATTTGCAGTTAATTTCTCTTGAGGACTTACAAGATTAAATTGGTCTTTAACTAATTTTTTATAGTTACTGGGAGAAAGGCCATAATCTGCTTTACTAAAATCAATTGTTGACATTAAAGGTGGCTCTTGTTTTTTTTCAGGAGGGCTGTATGGGGTGCCACCAACTGATCCAGATATACACCCCGTCAATAAAGATCCTGAAAAACATAAAATAAAGTACAATAATATCTTTTTCATATTTCATCCTCTGTTGGTAATTTGCGCATAATATCAATAAATAATACAGAGCGATGAGAGGTTAATCAGATTTTTTAATTAATTAAAATCCTCACCTTCTTAATAACGCCGACCCCGGAAAACCACCGAAAGGTAATTGAGCGTCTTCTCCATATCTGGCCTTACAATCACTCATCAGTCCACCGCAGGCATCTTTTGACGGGTCGTCGGTCGGGTTGCCATCCTCATCAAAATATTGAGTCCCTGTGTAGCCACATGGCGATTTACGATATAACCCACGCATACACCACGTGCAAAGGCTGTGTATCTGTCTGGTAGGAATTTGAATCCCTTGCAAGTCAGCAGGTGAAGACAGCTCAAACTGAACGCTTTCATTGTCCTCATGGGTTTTGCTATCGATAACGCCCACGTAAATAGGCATCGATGAGTTCATCTGCGTAACGAATGGCGCTGTTAATCACAGGTTCATTCATTGTCTTGGCAGTCCGTTCGTCGTTAGACAACCATATCAATGATTGCGTCGGTATCTGTTCTTGCAGATCAGCCAATGAGCAATACATGTCATATACCACGTAAGATACGAATGACATTACCTGCCGCTTTGGCATCATCCAGCGCTAATCCGACAGAGGCTACAGAGGCATTCTCTGTCGTTCTTGGCACTGCACAGGCATTCTTATCCGACTGTACGACTTGCCCCCGTGCTATCGATGCGCCGGCTTCAACCGCGATAATACCCAACACATTCACCGGAACGGCATCCCCTGTTTTCGCATCAATTTCGGCAACACCCAGTGCAACGGCGCCTGCCTGACAAGGTGCATTATCAGCACCGACCAAACGATGCTGGGCAATGTTTGCGGTGGCGATCACTGTCGTTGTCAGTACAGGTTGTTGTGTTACAGCCATGACCCTTCTCCTTACTTCACAATGTTAGTAATCAGGTAGCCGGCATCACCACCCACCACCGCTACTTTATAAATATCGGTATAACGGCAATAATTGACCTTACCGCCTACACCTTCATATTTATCTGCAACAGGCATCCCTTTGCGCCGGAAGGTATAGCCAAATGACGGCTCATGTTCATCAGCACTTTCTGCCCCTGCTTGCGGCGGTGAAACATAATGCAGCATCAGGTTGTCACCCCAGACATCAACAGGTTCTTTTTTCAGGTTCGGCGTAGAAACAGGCTCACCAACGATAACATTGGGGATTTGGAAAATATCTTTCAGGATTTCTATTGTGATACGCTTACGTTCATTAGCGCCAATCGCTGCCTGAATTTCAGGGTGGAACTTCAACAATGACATGACACTGGCCCCCATTGTCATCAGATTGGGGCGGACACCGATAGCAGTACGCACAGCCTCAATACCCGCTTCAATAACTGCAATGGGACTCCCTTTATCGCCCACCCAACGCTCGTCGGCGGAAAGTTTTTTCACCGAATCGTTGAGATAGACTTTTGGATCTTGTGCCAGCCGTGCCGCATACAATTCGCGTTTCAGGTTCACGCCATTGGTAGAGCGTCGGATGGCCTTAGCTTCTTCATTAAATAAAGATTCGGCTTTTTCACGATAATCAACGGGTGCCGCCAGATCATGTTCGTTGAGTACAATATCCAGTGAACTGCCTTTCTCACGAACTAAGACATTACTGTTAGCACCCACGGCCCGTTCAGTGTCATATTCAACAAAGGCGCTTTTACCAAATGTAGGGACAGTGGCACCTTCTTTTTCCATCTCAACAACAGGGAAAATATGTTCGCCAATGAATGCCGCATTTTTATAGCCACGAGCCACACTGGTCAGCACGGGGTCAACAATGCGTTTACCTTTCAAATAATCAGACACTTATGATTCCTCAATAGTGACGGCAGCAGGGTTACAGGCAGCGGGCAACGGCTGCGTCGTAACTGATACCTTCTTTCTTTGCTAACGCTCGTGCTTTTTGGTGCAGTGCCAAACGTTCAGGATCTGCATCGGCAAACTCTGTCGTGTCTGTGGATGCGTGTTGGTCAACACGGTCTTTTGTCGCATGTTCGCCAAAATCGATAACAGGTTGGGCAGAACTCAATAAATCTTTAAACACGGTAGCCAGTGGTTTCTTCACATCACCTTCAGCAAATTCAACGGGGGACTCCCCGTGAGTGACCGCATTCAGTAATGCCACCACGACAGGTTGAGCAACAGGCGCTAATTTGCCGTCCGCAACCAGCTTTTCAGCAAAGGCCACGTTTCCGGTATGCTGTTCAGCCTGCTTACGCTGGGATTCGGCGGCATCACGGGCAGCCAGCTGTTCTTTCAGACGGGCGTTTTCATCTTCCAGTGCTTTTTTTTCTTCATTTGTCACAGTGTTTTCCTCACGTTGATGTATGTTATTGAATTCATGAAAAGCAGGTTCAGGCTGAGTCGTGCTATAAGCCTCTTCACGTAATGAATCCACCTGCCAGGAAGGAAGCGCTCTATCCGCTTCATCCATACCAAATTTACTGATCAAAAATTCTCGCAGACGTCCCCAGAGCGAAGCGTTAGTGATCTCACTCCAGTCAGAGAACGCCACGACACCCTGTTCTTGCTCACTGAATTCAACCTGTTTCAATCCCTTAATGGCGGGTGGTTGTGCACCCAAAAAACCAACATGACGTAAATAGAGCACACCAGGCTTAGGGTTGTTTGGGGAATCAGGCAAATAGAAAGAAGCAGAAATTTTTTTATAGCGCCCTGTATCGACCAGTTCGGCAAACTGGGCATCAATCTGTTGAGGCTCAGCAATCAAATCATTACCGGAAGCGGTGAGCGATTTAACCCAACCATAGGCCGGTGAATTGTCTTTGGGATGTCCGATCACAATCGGTGCTTCATGCAGCGATGGGTCATAGGCCTGCGCACAGGCTTGTAAATCGGCTGGGCTGAATGGAAACTGTTTGCCATTCATATCGGTATGCGTACCGGATTTGAAAATGTGAAGGAAATTCATTTCACTGTCTCTATGATGTTGATAGAGACAGTTTCACCCTAATCAGAAAAAATGAATTTTAATCTGCTTTAGAAAAAACGTGGGAAAGGAAATAAGAAAGCGAAGAACTACAGGCCATTAGATACCGAAAATTTGAGCCTGTAAACGCTTTATAAACTTTTATGCGGATGACAATGATAAATCACCCGCATAAGTACGCAGCGTTTAACGGCGGGCCGCTGCTTCAAGATGTCGCTGAATGGTACTCAAAACTGATCTTGCCGATTCAGGGGATAATTCACCTTGTGCCGTCACAGGTAAATAAGGCCGGGCAGGCAAGGATACCGATTTATTGCGGCCAGTTTCTCCCCCCATTTGATGGATACGGGCATAGACGACGTTTGTACCAATAACCGCCGAACTGGAATCATAACGGGTATTGACTGAATTCATCAAATGCCCCGTTCTTTGTAATGTCTGGCCACTTCGATCTTGTGCTGCAACTGAAGGTATCCAGGCAGGACGACCGTCAGCTTCGAAATTGAATGAGGTTTCTGCCGATAGTGTTGCAGCAATCTTGCGCATGGCAGGTGTCAGATCTTCGGCAGAAGATGCCAGCGCACGCAAGCCACGCATCAAATCGTTATCATTGATTGTAATAGCAATATTACTCATTCTGTCCGCCTAGTTCACGACGAGCCAGTCCAGATAACGCCCCCTGATAGCGATTTAAATCGGGACGGTATGCAGCACCCGGTGAATATGACCAACCTACATCGGTAGCCACTTTCGTTGTCCCTGTATTGAATGTTGCCACAGACTGCATTTCCCCTGTTTTCTGCGAGACTAATTTTAGCTCCCAGCCCATTGCCTGGCGGGAGCTCGCCACTTTTATTCCTCTGGCGGTGATATCATCATCACTGAGTGCAATCACACTGCACCGACAACGCCAGCCATTAGGCGGATAAAATGCCTGCCAGAAGGGATCATCGTAACGAAATACCCGTCCATGTAAGGCAAGATGGCTTTTGCGGGTGTGGCTGTCATTGATCCCCGTGTACATCCAGTACGGTCGGTCAACCGTATATTCAACGACATCAACACCAATACGGGTTAAATCCGCAAACCAACTGCCCGATGGCTGTTTATTCAGGTCAATCAACTGACGGTCTGCCAGATAATCCAATTCCTTGCGTAACTCCAGTGCAGTCACATCAGGATAAATCGCACGAGATATATCCAATAACAGTGTCTCACTGGCGGTATAAGGGCGCGTTTTATTCAACGCGACCAATAAACTCCAGCGCAATGACTCACGACGAACACGGGCAATATCAATCATTTTGACCTCCAGCAATGCGGTGCTGCTGCACAACCTCTAATTTGCTATAAAGTGCATCCAGTTTGGCTTCAATAACTGTTTGACCACGAATGTAATCTTCACGTCGCACGTAATTCAGTGGTAAGTCAGCCTTAAACTGCATAAACTCACGCTCAAGTTGAGACCAATTGTCTACGGAATGTTTCAGCGCCTGTCCTAACGAAGCGTGTCTTTCCTCCTGTCGTTCTTCCGCTTTGGAAAATAACCACTTTGCGATGCCAAAAACAAAACCGAGGAAAGAGAGCAGAAAACCGGCGGCAGCCCAAAATTCGATCTGTAATGTCATTGTTGTAATCCTTCGATGTAATCCAGCAGGCCATTGACCTGCGCTTTCAATGTAAGACATTGCTCTCCGTTATCGATGACATTGGTGAGGATGTCGCTTTGTGTAATACCGGATGGCCGTAGTTGGGCGTCAGCGGTTTCATGTTCACGGGGCGTTTCATCAGTGCCGGAGGTAATGGAGGTAGCATGAGTTTGTTCACTGGACAGGCCGAAGGCGGCGTTGTATTGCTGCACGAAGCCACGAGTAAACACGCAATTAACGGGATGAAGCTGTTGTTTTTCATCCATCCAACGCTGAGTAACATGGTCAATTTTCCTCTTCAGTTGTTGGTTCTGAGTACGGAGTTGTTCGATGCCATTGAGATAATTGGCTTCCGCCTGATGCGCTAAACTGACTTGCCTTTGATAACGTTGCTGCAAGGTATTCAGTGTTGCCAGTTCCCGTTCTGTCCGTTGTTTCTCCAGCAGAAGAAATTCAGCTTGCTGCTGTGCTAATGCGGTATTTCCAGTCTCCTTTGCTTTCTGAAAGCCCGTGACATGGCCTTGCCAATAAGCCAAAGGGAGTAGGCCGAGCGACAAAATTAATACAACAGGCTTAGCCCATAATTTAATTGGCACAGCTCGCTCCTCCCCAGACCAAATAACGGGGTGCAAGTTCCAGTAAGATACGTCGGGGATAATGACGATTCTCTTTCCAGGCAGCGGCACTGCGCCCTGCGTTTTGAAATTCAACGTGACCGAACCAGACCCACGGATTGAGACCCACAGCCGCGGTTTTCTTCTTATCCCGTAGTAACCAGCCCAAGCCCCCGTTATAGGATGACAACACCATTGCCATTCTTTGACACTCATCGGCAGCTTTAATGCGTTGCCATAGCCAGTAGTCATAGTGAACCATCGCCCGTATAGACCAGGCTGGGCTGAAAGGATCTTTATTGGATAATTCAGGAATGCGTTGACTAATCCAATCCGCCGTTGCTGGCATAAACTGGGCCATGCCCTGAGCACCTACTGGCGAAACCGCGCGTGATTTCCAGCCACTCTCCTGATGTAATTGAGCGGCAAAATCAGCCACGGGAGCATTCAATCCCCAGATCACACGAGAAGCCCGTATCAAGTCATTGCGGTATTGCAGCGAACGGTGTGGCGGTTCATCAGCCAGCACAGGACTAACCAGGCCACCACACCACAGTAGCATTATTCCGATCATCTGCCGCCAATTCATGATCATAGTCCTGTTGCGACGCTGAGACAGACAGCGGCAACAATCAGTGCACGACGTATCAGAACAGCCGCAAATGCCATATGGTAGCCAGTCTGGATAGGGTATTTTCCTTCTTTCATGAGTTCTTCATCATGTTTCAGATACTGACCAGGTCTGGCTTTGGGAAATAAACTGCGGTCTAGCCAGTATCCCAAGACAGCAGCCAGTGCAATCAGCGCTAGCTTATAGATCACAATAGGGACTTGTTGAGGGGAAACTAAACCAATAGTGATCAGCAAAAGCACTGCGGTTAACAGCCAGCCGCCGAGACGTAATTTTTTGATAAGTGAAATAAGGGTGGTGCTGAAGATTTTCATTGAACTGTCTCCATTGTCGTTGATGGAAACAGTTTTGCCAATTTAGCGGGAAAAGGATTTTAAAGGGCGTTAAGAGCGTATCGGGAAAGTAAAAGACAGGATAAGAGCGGCCTGCCTAGTGCTACCAACACTGGGCAGGCCATCAATCCACAGGTATGCACTGTGAATCAACCCAGGCTCTTTCCGTCATCGATGACCGGAGAAGCCTAACTCATTTTCAGCTAATGGAAAAGGCTTACGAATAATGAAAGAACAATCTTTACCCATCGTTCCCTGGATTGGTGGTAAACGCCGATTAGCAAAACATATATTACCGTTGTTTCCTGAGCATACCTGTTATGTGGAACCATTCTGCGGTGCGGCAGCGCTGTATTTCCTGAAAGTACCCAGCAAGTGTGAGGTCATTAATGATATTAATGGCGAACTGGTCAATCTTTATCGTGTGATAAAGCATCATTTGGAAGAATTTGTCCGGCAATTTAAGTGGGCATTGGTCAGCCGCCAAATTTATAAATGGTTGCAGATCACACCGGAAGAAACACTAACTGATATTCAGCGGGCTGCACGTTTTTACTATCTCCAAAAGCAAGCCTTTGGCGGTAAAGTGGCTGAACATACTTTCGGAACTTCTACCACCAGCCCTCCACGCTTTAATCTGCTTAGAATAGAAGAAGAATTATCAATGGCTCACTTACGACTGGCAAGAACGATCATTGAAAATATGGATTGGGTACAGTGTATTCAGCGCTATGATAGACCGCATACTTTGTTTTACTGTGATCCGCCGTATTGGGGGACTGAGGGATATGGCGTTGAGTTCGGACTGGAGAACTATGATCGGTTGGCAGAACTGGCACATACTCTCCAAGGAAAAATGATAATTTCAGTGAACGATATTCCAGAAATGCGTCAGGCGTTTAAGGGATTAACATTGCAGGTGGTTAATATTGGCTACAACCTAAAAGTCAAAGGAAAAGCGAAACAGAGTAAAGAACTTATTATTTGTAACTTCTAGTTTAAAAAGGGGGGATGCCCCCCCTTTTAGTGTCCTATTATATTGGACAGCTCCATTCGGTCGTATCTTCAGGTTTAAATACCATCAAACATCCCGCACGTGGAGGTTTATTATCTGGTGTGGGTGGTAATATCTCCCTCGGTTCTGATTTTAATGGGGCAGATTTAATATCTTTCAGGCAATCAGCAGCATTTTTTTGATAGGCATCATAGATATCTTCAATTTTTTTCAATGCAATATCAATTTTCTTAGAGTCATCCGAGGTGAGTTGTTTGATCGAATTTACCTGTTCAGACCACCAAATTTGTGCATTAGAGCCTGCCATTTGGCAAGAATCATAAGGTTGTATTACATCCTGAGACAAAAAGCGTTTTCCTTCATACTCTATTTGTCTGAATTGCCGCCCATAGTTCGGGTAATCATAAGCTATCCAATTATTCTTCTGCTGAACACTCTCTATGGTTTTAGCCATTTTATCCAGGTAGTTTTTTACAGTATCAATGCGTTCTGTATCAGGCATAAGCGAGAAATCATACGGTTTGTATGCCAGATCGTCTGGGTAAAAATATACCCAGTAATCACTATCAGGCAGGACATTTTTTTGATCAAATAATGTCGCTTGACAAGCACTTTTAGGAATTTTAATTCCTGTCTGGTCATCATTAATTTCAATAAAACAGTTATGACCAGAGGCCATGTACTCAACAGGTATTTGGGCATTATCAGGAATACGAAATTTAATTGTCAGAAAGCGATTCTGCTCAATCACTTTATTCTGAAATTGTTCTGAGTATTTATCAAGGCCGGGAAGCAAATGGCGGATAGCTGGCAATAATTGATTGATAGTGGCATTATCTGTTGTTATTGAGAACACGGGGATGGGAGCTTTTTCAGGCTCAATTTGAACGCTATTTTCAGTCGCATCACCACACCCTGCCAAAAGAAATATTGTGGGAATTAATAAATTGCGCATAGTTCATACCCTTGTATGAAATTGAAAACAATTATCTTCTTAAAAATTTCTACGTCGTAAAATGACATTGATGGTATCAATAGTGTTCTGATTTTCATCTATTATTCTGTTTTCTATTTTTCTTTGCTTCTCCATTTTTTTTCCACAAATATAAATCAGCACAATCCAAGAAACAAAGATTATCAAGGTTTTCTCATTAAGCACCAATAAACCAGTAGATCCTCCCCCCAAAAGCATCATATAAGCGTCCCATAGGGCAAATCCAAATGCCATAAGTATCAGACTAAATAACAGTAGACAGGGTGTATTGAAGTAGCAACGCCATTTAGCATCTTTATTTTTCGTAAGCAATTTTCGTTTCATTGCAAGTAACTCCTGACTATTCCTTTCATGAAGCTCACGTGGGCGAGGTGGTGTAGGAGGATTAATGTTGACAACTGAACCCACATGAATAGAACCATTACTATTACCACCAACACTGATAGTTACCTGTCGTTCTTGCCCATCTTGAGGAAGCAGTTTAAGGCTATCAACAACCTGTTCTGCAATTGTTCTTAGTTTCTCTTCTCTATCGTCCATATAAGTCCTTCACTCTTTAATGATTAATAACCAGTTTTAATACCCGATCAATTCTAGCGTCATCTACAACCGACTCCTTAATCAAAAAGTTATATATTTTTGATGATTGTAGGACAAGCTCATCTGCTGTCCAACGGCGATTAGATTGCCGTGCGATAGAATTTAGTTGACGAACAATTTTTCCTAGTAATTCTTCATCTATCTCATTGTTTTTGTGAACGGTAGAAATTGATTGCTGAACTTGTCCTGTGATCAGATACATCACATCTAGACCTGCTTTTGCCCAGAGACTAATTGCATCAGCCCCCGGTGCAGATTCATCTTTTTCCCATCTTATTTGTGATTTTCTTGATGCACCAACCATCTCTGCAAAGTCAGATTGACTAAACCCCAATCGCTCGCGCTCTTTTTTCAATCTATCGCCAAGAGACATTTTTGTCACCAAAACCCTTTACAAGTCCCAAAATTGGGACAATAATATATCACATATCCTACAAACATCATTGCATCACCGGAGGCTACAGCATGACACCTGAACATCATCAACAATACCGCAATGGATATTGAGACCATCCAGATTGTTAGCATCACTGGACAGTGGCTCAAACTTGGACGCGGATTGCTCCTGATAAATGGTCAGCTTATTAAACTCAAACAGGCGACCTAACGTGGATCTGGTCTGCTTGATCATGTTTTTCGCATCTTCAAACACAATGCGGGCCTGATCACGGGTGGTCGCGGCCGAATAAACTTCCGCCCCGCCCTCGCTATCAGCCCCGGTCATGTATAAACCAATACCGGAGGACAGGGTGGACTTGGCGTTCTTACGGGCCACTTCGTTGTAGGCCGTCCGAAAACGGCGCACCATCACCGGCCGCCCGCTGCCGTCATTGCGCAGCACCACTTCCCCCGTGGCTTCATTCACCAACGGATGCACAAAACCAAACAGGTTAATCAGAATAAAGATATGCCAGTCCATCAGTTCAATGGGCTTGCCTGCCAGTGCGCCCTTGACGTGGGGCACAAATTTGTAAAAGTTCAGGATATGCTGGGCACGGGGTTCACTGAAATAAATTCCCCGCGCTTCCCCCGTTTTCAGGTCATTCAGGAACCGCTGACAGGCCAGTTTCACCAGCTCACCGGATACAACCTCACCCGCCACGACCCGCTCGGCGTAGCGAATGCCTTCTGATACTTTCGCCATGTTAATCCCTCATTTGTAAGAACTCAGCCAGAGGATCAGCTTTGTCTTCCCCGGCCATGTTGACCTTAGACCGGCTGGAGGGTGACATACCGAAGGCACTGAGCATGGCATGAATACGTTTCCACGCATCGGCTTTCATGCCTGCGGCGGGGTGCGCTTTGATTAATCCCTGATCGGTCCGGTAGGTGTAACCTTCGCTTTCCAGTGTTTCACAGTGCGTCCGGTATTCGACGTAGGCTTCAATCAGCAATTCAAGGGCTTTGGCGTCAAGCTGAGTCA